GAACCATTGTGCCAGTTGAATTTGATACCTCTGTCTAAGTTATCGTCTGAAGTTCCTTCACCGATTTCAAATACAGGGTCATCAATTTCTACTGTTGTAGAGTTAACTGTTGTTGTTGTTCCGTTTACTGTCAAGTTTCCTGAAACAGTTAAGTTTCCTGAAGCTGCAATGTTTGTAGATGTGATGTCATCAGATGTAAGTGTTCCATCAACGTCTACGTTGTTGAAAGTTACGTTATCTGTTGTTGCAACTGCCTGACCAATAGCGAAAGTCGCTGCTTGACCTGAAACAGAAGTTGTTACACCAGTTCCACCAGTAAATGTGATTGACTGTGAGTCTAAGTCGACTGCACCAGTTCCTGAATCACCAGCCATGTCTAAGTCTTGTGCTGTTACTTGTGAATCCACATATGCTTTAACAGATTGTTGAGAAGGAACTTTAACTGCAGAGTCTGAAGCCATATTGTCTTCGTCTACTAAGAAGTCGATTTTTCCTACTGTTACTGCTGAGTTAGCAATGTGAGCTGTATCAATACCACCGTCTACTAAATGTTCTGAGTCGATTGAATCGTCTGCAATGTTTGTTCCGTCTACAACATCAGCACCAAGTGTTAAAACACCGCCGTCTGTTAAAGTAGCATCACCTGACATTACATTGTCAATCCATTTTGATGTATCTGCATCATATAATAACATACCACCGTCTGCTGGTGATGTGATATTAGTGTCGTCTGCACCTGCTAATGTAGATGTAGTTGACAAGAATGATAAAACACCTGAACCATCAGTACCAATTACTTGGTTTGCAGAACCGTCTGCTGATGGAAGAGTAAATGTCACAGAGCTAGCAAGAGAATCTGCAGATTTTAATGCAACAAAGTTTGTTCCATTGTCTGAATCTTCCATTAACTGTACACTTGCACCTGCAGTTGAACCATTACCAACTTTTAAGTTAGCAGGAGTTGCAGATGAACCTTCTAAGATATCTGTGTAGTACTTACCACCGATTGAGTGGATTAATGCAGTACTGTTATCAGAATCTACTGATTCAATGTATAGTTTTGCTGATGCACCTGAATTCGCTCTATCCTGTACATATGCTAATTCACCTTCTGACAAGTTAGATGTCGTTGGGGCAGTTAGACCTGTACTTCTTTTAATTTGAATTACTGTTGCCATTTTTATTTCCTATAAAAATTTAATTGTTATAAATGACTCTTCACTATCCGAGTCGTGATTACATAATATACCTGTCCACTCACTATGTGGGTCGTGTCTCATTGGATGACACCTTGATTTTTGTACTAGTATTTAGACAACTAGAATGTTCCACCATCTAAATTTGTAGTAGTTGTCCACTTGTCTGATGATGCATCGTAAGACAATAATCCATCGTCTGTTTCTGATGCATTTACGTCTGCTAATTCGTTAAGAGATTTTTGACTTAAATCCGTTCCACTTGAACCTGAACCTATTGCAACTTGTTTTGCACGAACATTTCCTGTTCCTGCTACTCTACCACCTATTGTGGCAACTCTACTTAATGTTCCTTTAATGTTTGACATAATCTACCTCGTTACGCCAGGTGTGACTATTGCTTGTCCTTCAACCACTCTTGTGGTTTGTCCTCCACCTGATGTTATATTTAAATCGTAAACGTATCTACCTGCTTCTAATCCTGAAGTTGTAGTATCGTTTAAAGATAATGTTACTTGACCTGCAGCTGCATTAATACTTGTGGTAAAGGTTGCACTAACAGTTGAGGAGGTGTATGTTTTTCTTATTTGACCTGCAGAAGTGTAATTAGTCATATTCAACACATCACCTGCAGAATCGGTTACATCTACTGTAATACTGAAGTCTGTTCCTTGGTCGATAAAAATGTTTGCAAGTATAGCCATATAACTATTTATGCGTTTTTAATTACTAAACTGAGAAGTAGGTACAGACTGATGTATTTTTTCTACCGTTCCACTATTGTTTGCATATACTTCTGATAATTTTCTTAGAGTTCCATTATCATTTACATATACACCTTTAACCTTTGCAACTGGCCCTACTCCTCTAGTTGCAATTGAGGGTTGTTGATATATGTATGGTGCTTGGAATGTATAAGGTGTATTATAGGTAACTTGATATACAACATTAGTTTGTGAGTTTGCAATATAAGGTTGTTGTGCTGATGCAGGATGTCTATATGTGATTGGAGACCTTGCTTGATATGTAAAAGGTGTTTGTCCTTGTCGTGCATATGTACTAGGTTGTCTTGCAATATACGTAAATGGTGTTCTACCAGTTCTCTGATATGTAAACGGTGTTTGACCCTGTCTTTCATATGTAAAAGGAGACCTTGCTTGATACGTAAAAGGTGTCTGACCTTGTCTTGCATATGTACTAGGTTGTCTTGCAATATACGTAAAAGGGGTTCTTCCTGTTGCATTATACGTAAACGGTGTTTGACCCTGTCTTGAATAAGTAGTAGGTTGTCTTGCAATATACGTAAACGGTGTTTGACCTTGTCTAGAATATGTAGAAGGAGATTGACCTATTGCAGGACTCTGCGCACTAGCAATATACGGATACGGAGATGGGTTTGATGTCCAAATAGGCATTAGAACGGCCCTCCACCACCACTACTACCTGAATACTCATTTTCAAATGTGGCCATCACGTGTATTTCTTCTGATGATAATTCAGGAAATCCACTTCTGTTAAATTTCAAGTCAAATGCAACACTTCCTTCTCCATAAGCACTAAAGTTAGTATTTCCACTAGGGGCTCTAGAATGGGTGAAACCACAACCAAATGCAAAAGTACCATTTTGCACTGTCGAATTAGTAGTTCCTTCTGACAAAGTGTATGTAGAACCAACTCCAGCTGCCCACACATGACCTACAGAATGTGATGAATAATTTGGAAACTTGGTGAAAATAGGTGCATCGGTTTCTTCGTATCCAAAAGTTGTGGGTGCTGTTGATGTTGGGAACGAGTATTGGAATACATCTCTATAAGTTTGGTTTGTGGGCAATGAGATACTAGAAGGTGTTCCACTAACTCCAACAAAACCACTAAATCCATCACCAAAATGAGTTTGATATCGAACATCCATATTAAAAATAGTATTAGACCCCGATGTAGAAATAGTTATAAGAAAGTTGACTCGACCATCAATAATTTCAAACTGTCTACTACTTACATTAGCTATATCAAATCTAACATGATTATCCCCATGTCCACTAAAACTAAGTGTATCTTGGGCAGTTAATGTTTCAGTATATGATACATTCGTTACAGTAGTTCCCTGTCTACTATATGTTGATGGTTGGTTATATGAGTACGGACTTTGACTATTTGCAATATACGGATAAGGTTGCTGAGCATTTGCAGGATAAGGATTTTGTGCATTAGCAATGTACGGATAAGGTTGTTGGGCATTTGCAATATACGGATAAGGTTGTTGGGCATTTGCAGGATACGATGTTTGTGCATTAGCAATATATGGATACGGTTGTTGTGCATTTGCTATATAAGGTTGCCTTGCATTTGCAATATATGGATACGGTTGTTGTGCATTTGCTATATATGGATACGGTTGTTGTGCATTTGCAGGATAAGGATTTTGTGCATTAGCAATGTAAGGATACGGTTGCTGAGCATTTGCTATGTAGGGTTGTTGTCCATTTGCAGGATGTCTATATGTAAAAGGAGACCTGTTACTATAAGTGCCTGGCTGTTGTGCAATTGCAGGTTGTTGAGCAGTCCTCTGTGCAGTTGTCGGTGTAGTTCCTTGTGCAGGGTTTCTCTGATTAAAGGGTTGTTGTATCGTTGTCCCAGTGTTTATATAAATTTCATCTGACATAGCATAATCTTATATAACGAACCATAAGTGTCCAGTTGATGTTGACCCAACTCCCGAAGGGGCATTACTAACGACTTCATAGTCTAATTCAATATTATCTGAGTCTATCTTAACACCATTTGATGTATTTGCAGCCATCACACCATTAGATGAGTTATAAGTTAAACCATCTCCACCCGAAATAGCACTTCTTGCATCTGAATCACCATATTGTGCAGCTGCAGAAAATGCCAGTGTGTTATTTGCATCATCATAACTTACAGTTATGTTACTATGTGTTGCACTAGTAATCATTCCAGCAGCAGCATCCATTGCATCTTCATTTGTATAAGTTGCAGCTGCATTTTGGTTTTCCCAATATCCTGCAGAATTGTTCCAAACCATCAATTGTCCATTTTGTGGTGAACTAGTTTGCACATCACTCAAACCACTTACTGCATGGTTTGATATAGAAGATGTTGTTGATGATGTTGTTGCATTACCTGTTAATGCACCTACTAATGATGTTGATGTTATAGAACTAAAACCTGTTCCAACTCCACCTGAAATAGATGCAGTTCCATCTGTTAGTGTTGATGCTGTTAGAGTTTTACCACTTGCAAGTGTTATATCATCTTCTGCATAAGTCTTTCCTGCAAGTTGAATATTGAATCCACTCTGTAATGATGTTGTTTGATTTGGAGAACCTTCTCCATTTAGAATAACACCTGAATCATTGATATTGTAAATAGTATTTGCAGCAGTCTCTGTAAACTGTCCTGCAACTCCACTACCTGAACCAATGTTTGTTCCTAAGTAAGAACCTGTAAATGAATAGATTACAACTTTATCAGATACTGTTGCACCTGAAGTTAAAGTTATAATAGTGTGTTTGTTTCCACTTGCACCACTAATTGTGAAGTCTGTTCCTTCAATTAAATGTTGTGCATTTTTGAACACTTGGATTCTATTTGCACGGAACTCTAAAGAGTTTCCAAATGAATCGTCACCACTAAAAGCAGTTTGTCCAGCAGTTGCAATATAAACAAATTCTTGGAAGAAGAATGATTTATCTTCTAGTGAATTTACTGCATCGACCAATGTAGAAGAGTTGGTTGTTCTTAATCCACTCTTATCCCCTACATCAATTGCAAGTTCGTTATACTTCTTTCTGAAGTCTTCTATAGTACTAAACTGATTAACTGTCTTTGCCATGTAATTTCTCTATTAAGTCTGAAAGTAGATTTTTAATCTCTCCCACCTCTTCCTTTAATGTATTTATATCCTCTGTCGTTTTCTTTTGTAACTCACGTCTCTTCTTTACTGCAAGATACCCATTATAATCTGTACTTACAATAGCAGAAGAATGTTCATCTCTTATAAGATTACTATGTCCTTCTACCTTCATTATGCAAGTGCTAAACACCTAAGAGCAGATACCAATGGTACTACTGAAGTGTTAGTTCCCTGTCCAACTATCTTAACTGCAAATGCACTGAACTCGGGTAAGTTCTCTGCAGTAAACTCATATTCTTTAAAGTTTCTTGCATCTCTTTCTGTAGTTATATCGGGTGAACCATCTGTATTGAAGTATCTCCAATCCAGTTCATCAAAAGGTGTTGAATCATCATTTGATAACACTTTGAACATAACTTTTAAATCTGTAGTTGGTGGTCTAAAGAAATCTGCAATAACCTTAACGGATGATGCAGGAGTCTTTAAATTTACTTTTCTAGTACAGTATACCATTGCATTATTGTCTGCATCACTTTCTGTAGATGAGACATAATCAGTTGCAATTGATAGGTCGCTAGAACTATTGATTTGATTTAATCTGTTTCCGATTCCAATCACACCAATAGATGATACATCCACAACTGGTGAAATATTATTATTAAACGACTGCATTTGTAATACAGTTGTAAATGATTTAGCACCACTCATTTCGTTTGTTTCATTTATTGATGATGCAACCATACTTGGGAAACCTAAGAATGCATTATCATTCAAAGTGATAAAGTCATTATCAAGTCTCTTAGTATATGCAGTTCCATTTATGTATCCTTCGGGTGAAGTTGCAGGAGTCAAGTTTACTGAAGATACAATTCTTGTTCCCTCAACTTGTGTGCTTGGAATCATTGTATGTAATGAATCAAAGTAGTAATCTCTTGATGCAGTTGCAACACTTCCACCACCTAGTGTACTATTATCTGCAACATATCCTGCTTTTAAATCGAATGCTGATAAATCGGGAATCACTGTAAATGAGTCGATAGCAATATTTGAAATTGCAGTAAATGTTGAATTGATAGCACTTACTGGAATACCACCTAGTGTCTCACCAATAGAGTCGATAGCAATAGTTGCATCTGTAGTTCCACCATCAAAGTTTGTTATAGTTAATGAATCTGATTCAGTATAATTACTTCCAGTTCCACTAATAACACATGATGATACAGCACTATCTGTAACAATAACATCAACCGTACATCCTACTCCACTTCCAGTAGTAGTAGTTGCAACATTAGTATAAGTTCCGTTTGCAGGTGTTCCTGAAACTACTGGTGTTCCAATAGTTAATACAGACCCCTGTTTATCTCCAACTACACTTGCTACAGTCGTGTTGGATGATGTGGTATACATTCCATGTAGATAGTTTATCACTCTTACATAGTTTTGTCCACTAAATGTTTCGATTGGATTGTTCTGTAATGTATGAACTGGTAATGTATCGTTATCAAATTTAAGAAGTGGTGTCTTAGTAATATCGAATTTACACTTCTTAAGATTGAATTTCAAATCATCAGTCTGTTCTGCAGTCCATGTAGATGCATTTTGAGACATGAATAATGAACCAGCATATGGTTGTCCTGCAATTGTCTGTCCTGTTGCAAGGTCTGTTTCACCCATTCTAGATATGAACACATTATATTCATTTGAGTTTGAGTATACAACAAAACACATCTCTTGGTTTTGTTTTAGATACACTGGTGAATCAAATGTAAATGTTGTTGCAACTGAACCATCTGTTGAAGTGTTAACTTGTGAAGGTGTTTTAGTTGCAATAGAGAATGGCATGACCAGCTGGCCAGGATATCCGTTTACCATGTTTCTGATTTCTACAGATACAGGCAATGTTGCATCCTTTGTCTCAAAGAATACATCTATTGAAGATACAAACATACCACCGTTTGATTCTACCATGAATGATTGTGCAAGAGGGTCTCTCCATCTTGGCTCCAAATCTTCCAAGTCAAATCTCATTTCGAAATCTTCGAACCTTCTTCTTCTACCAATACCTATAAATGGAGGTAATGGTGGTTCAATCGGTAATGGTGGAAGAACAACTGGAGGTAATAATGGAGACACAATAGGTGGGTCTATTATTACTGGTGGAATAATATCAATAGGTATAATAGGTGCAACATCATCAAATACTTCAGTATTCAATATCTCACCCCTTCTTGTTATTGTTCTGTCACCAGTTGTAGAACCAGTTATAACTCTTGCATTTCTTGTAGATACTACTTCTGTTTGTGAAGATTGTAGTAATCCTTGTGCTTGATATATTTCAGTTCCACTTGAAGGTGGATTACTTAAATTATAGAAACTTGAAGTTATCTTAACTTCTCTCATTCCTGTTGGGAATCTTTGTTTATCTGTATTTGGTAAATCAAAGTATGCACGAAGTCTTCCATTTCCATCTGTTTTTAAGAATGATGTTGCTGTTACTCCACCATCTTGTGAATACGTTGCACTAAATGGTCTAGTGTATTCATCCACTCTCATGTTATCAAAGAACACATAGTGGTTTGTATTTGGTTTTAAGTTATCTGCATCAATCTCAATTGTTCTAGCACGCATGAATGGTATAAGTGTTACACTTACAACTCTGTCATTTCTTGTTTCTACAAAGTCTTCGACTACACTTGTTGTAACACCAGTTCTTGTTTGTGTTTCAACAGTTTCTGTAATCTCTCTTGTTATTTGTTGTCCAGCAACCCATTCACCACCTTGTGTTGGGTCTCCACTCCATGAACCATTAGAAGTTGATTCAACCTCTGATGAAACCTGTGCAGGTTCTCCAACCCATGTTGTTTGCCATGAGTTCCAAACTGTTCCAAGTGCATTTTCATTTAATGCTTGAATTGCATCGAAGTTTCCTTCCCTGTTAATTCTTACTTCGGGTAGTTGGTCTGTATCTTGCCAGACATCTGTGCCTGGCGTTAACTTGATGTTTCCTATAAATGCAAAGACATTATATGGGTTTACATTGATTGTTCTAGATGCTTTATCTTGATTGACAAAAGATGATTCACTAAATGGTAGTGTTATCAAATCTCCAGTCTTAGTATAACTAGATGACGTTGCAGTATTCAAAGATATGTCAAAGAACTGTTGATATGATTTAGGTCTCATTGCACCTAGTTTAGTATCTATAGCAACATTATAATCGGGATGATTTACATCTCCAACTCTATGTCCTCTGAAGTTGTCTACTAAGAAACCTGACTTAAATCTGTCTAGTCCGTCTTCATCTATTATTTGTTTTGTTTGAGTGTCTTTCTCCAATAAAGATAAAGAAGTAATTCTTTCTAAGTTTGTAACTCTGTTATTAATTCTTGCTACATCTTTCATTGTAAATCTTCTATGGTCTTGAGACCTAACTCTTATGTTAGAAAGATTTAAAGTATATGGTGGAACATAAAGTTCAAACAACTCTATTGATTCATCAACACCCTTTGGTTTAGAAGGAGTTAGACTTGGTGTTCCAACTGAAGTTTGGAATGACCCTGACTTATGTAAGAATACTTTATCGTATCTTCCAACATAGAATGAGATGTCTCCAACAAAACTTGAACCAGTAACGGGTGTGTCTGTTGCATTAGCACCAGTTGAAGAAATACCTGTTCTACTTCCTTCAAAGTTTCTACCAGTAGTATAACCAAACGGTGCAAATTGAGCATCTGTTGATAAGTTTACTGGATTTGTTGGGTCTTGTGCATTATTACTACCGAATGTAGATGTACCAAGTATCTGACCACAAACTGGTCTGAAGTCTAGTGAATCTGAAAGTTCAAATGTTCCATCGGGCTCTAATCCACCTAAGTCCACTTTATTTGGTGAGTAGACTGGAATGTCTCTATAGTCTATTGATGCATATGATTCAACATCAAAAAAGTCTCCACTTCCTGACGGTGTAAAGTAATCGAAACAAATCAATATAGGATTTGAAGGTTTAGCAGAACCAGTCTTAAGTGTAAGTTTTCCTAAGTCATAGAAACCGTCTCTCTGACCATTGTCAAAGAAATATCTAGATGTTATGTTTGATGAACCTTGAGATACATTGCTTAATGTTGCAACTGATTTAGATGTTTGACCAACAACTGTTTCTGCATCTACAAATGTTCCTGATACATAATAGAAGTATGTTGTTCCACCTGTTGTTATTATTATACCATGTGCATTAGATGTTTGTCCAATAAATTTTTCATAGTTTACGAATGTCCCACTAGACACTGTAAATGTTGCACTAGGTGGTAGAGGTGTTGTTCCTCCAACTCCCTCATAGATTCCTCTGATTTTAAATGCATCTGCAACACCTAACGATATTTCTCTATCGTCATATGCAGTACCATATTTTCCACCAGCACTTCTTGCAGAACCAACTTTAAGTAGTCTTGCATGTCTTATTGTTTTGTCTCTATTGACTGGGTCGGTAATCGTGATAGTAGAAGTAACTCTTAGAACTGCACCATTGTCAGCAGAATCAAATCCTGTCAATGTTAATGTTTGACCCGAACCTGAAGATTGTGGTGAACCACCAAAGTCTTCTATGTTTAGAAGGTCTCCTTGTGCATAACCTGTTGCAGCTTCTATAACTGCAATTGTAAAGTTATCAGTATTCTTTGCACCGAATACACCATTTGAACCAGTTGATAACTGGACTTCGTTAGATGCAACAGTTACAACTTCTTGTCTTCTTACTTGAATAGACTCTGCAGTATGTGATGATATCCAATCTCTCGGCCATGATGATATTGCAGCAGTTTGGTCTTGGTCAAAGATTCTGACTCTTCGTCTTGTTGCATTTCCACTAAATGCAGTTGAACCATTACCTGTTAATGTTAAACTTAAATCATCGGTAACTGATGCAACAACATTCTCATTACCTGCTTGGTCGACAATGATATCACCTTCTTTTAATTCAGACAAGTACTTAGTTCCAAAACCAGTTACTCCAGTACCACCTGTAGTCATAGTTAAAGAACCTGTTAGTGTTTTGTCCGAATCTGCAACTAAGTCTGCAGTGAATATTTCTCTGTTTGTGTTTTTTGCTGTTTGTGTAATTGACCTTGCACGGTCAACATTGTAAGACCTAACTGCAGTTACTGTTGTTGTACCTGAAGTTACACCTTCTGTTGTTATTGAATTCCCAATCACAAATGTTCCTACAACATCATGTACAAACAATTCAGCACCATCAGTGTGTGATACGATTGCAGTTGCACCACTACTAGAAACAACTCTATCTCCAGTACTAAATGTTCCACTTAATGTACCACTAATTCTAGTGAACATTTTGATGTCAAACATATACAAGTTAAATACGGATGCATTTGTGTAAACATCACCTGAATCTGAACCACTGTCCAAATCAATGTTTCTTACTCTTGCAGTTCCAATTTGTAATGTTGTTGGTTTTGTACCTGCTGAAGATATAGATGTGTTCCATAATTCACATGGTGCAAATGGAGACATTGCATCGTCTCCTGCTTCATTACCAAATTCGGGTAATGAATGAATGTTCTTAACTTTTAATTTATTTCCTAATCTGATAGGTGTATTTGCATTATCTAAAGAAACTGTAGTTCTTGCCTTTGAGAAAGGAATTGTTGTAGTTCCAACTTTATCAATCTCATAACCTTTAACATATGCTTTGCCTGGCGATACTTGCATTACAAATTGACTTTCATCTCCACCTTGGGAAGATGCATAAAAACCTCTATTAGTACTATCGTCTAAATGTTCTCTTAAACTATGTGTAAATTGGTTTACAACAAAATCACCATTTGCATCGAATGTTCTTCTAGCAAGTGTGTTTTCTATTTCATTGTACATTGGTCTATTGACTTCTAATTCAATAATACCATTGTTAACTCTCATTGTTTCAACAAAGTCTGAGTCATCAGTAGTAGTAAGTGCATACTTACTTAATGTTAATGCAATTGATAATCTATCACCACCTGGCGCATTCTCATTAGTAGTTCCTGTTGCATTATCATTTAATGAATCATCTGTTGCTGAATTGATTGCAGATTCAACAATAGTTAAACCAACTCTATATGAAGGTCTCCCACTATACTTTTCTAGTATTAACTCTTGTGCAGGAACTTTAATAAAGAATCCTCTTATGAATACAACACCTTCTGATATATTTGCAATAGATGCTAGTCCATTAACACTATTGATTGTTGTTTCTGTTCCAACTGTAAACTCATTATAGTTAGTTGTATTAAGTGCAACAACACCATCTCCATCTACAGTTACTTCCTGCAACTCTTCTGCAGAACTGAATGTGAATGAGTTTGATGTGTCTGTTCCTTGTGATTGGTATTTAACAAATAGTGTTAAAGAATCGTCTGTAGTTTCTGCAGATGAAGTTATAACCTTTGCAACAACTCCTGTTGTTTTACCTTTAAGAAATTTTCCGTGGAATGATTGTCTATAAGTTTCTGCATTTGTATCACCTAGTGAATTTGGATTTGCAGAGTCAACTTTAACATAGTATAATTCCATGTTAATATCAGTCTGAGCTCCTTGAACAATAGAACCCTCTTTAAACATATGACCACCAAATCTTTCAATCTGATTTTGTAATATAGATTGTGATTGGATTAATTCTCTAGATTGTAGAGCCCTACCTGCACGGTATAATACCTTGTGAAAATTTTTATCTTCACTGTAATCATCGTAATATGGGGATACATTTAAATCAGTTTTTTCAGCCATAGTTTCCTAACTTGTTTATAATATTGAATGTAGAGGGGTTGACCCCTCATGATTACATTTCAATGATTAATTTAATATCTTCTATTTGGTCTGCAGCTCTTGTTACTGCACCTCTATTCTCAACATACATCACTTGACCTGAATATTTTTCAACTTCAGGGAAAGAAGCATCGACTGCTGAGATAGTTCCTATTGTTGTATTACCAACATATACAGTGTTTGAACTAACAAAGTTTACATATCCACCCTCACTATTTGCTTGAGGAATATGAGATACGACATTACCAGTGATTGAGATAACTCTTGATACTGCAACTCCATTTCCGTTTGAGTTTGCATTTAAAATAATGTCATCAACACTAAGACCACTAACACTTGAAAGTGTCATTTTATGGTATGCAGCTAATGTTGGAGATGTTGATACAGTTGTTGTACCAGCATTGAATGGGTCTTGTAAAAGTCCGATTCTTCTGAAATCATTATCTGTTGGGAAATCACCTGAACCTTCACCGAACTCTAATCTAGAGTTAACGATTACATAGTTTCCACCAAGTTCTTGGATTGGGTCTGCACCGTGTCCGATTAGTGGTGATATAATAGGTTTTGCAACCCCACCACTACCTGAACCAATACCTGATATATTTGCAATATCAATTGATGCACGTTTGTATCCAGTTCCTGCAGCAGTTATGTTTACATGTGAAATTGCACCTGAAGATACAACCACTGTACATACACCACTTGAACCATCTCCGTCTATTGCAACTGAAGTATATGTTCCATCGTTATAACTTGAACCACCTGCTGTTACTACTACATGGTGAATTCCTCCGTCCACTGCAGAGTTCTCAACATCCCATTGTGATGTTCCGTCATCAGAAGCAGCAGTTCCTAATGCACCCGAAGTACCATCAATTTCTGTTTGAGCACCAATTGTTTTAACTGGTATAAAGTCGTTTGTTACAAATTTGATTGTCTCTGAAGCAGAAACAGTATACATGTATTTCCATATATAACCACGTCCTGTAGCTGCACCTGTATCTGAAGTCTCTACTAATGCAGTTGCAGAAGTTCCAGTTGGTTTAACTGTTGAGTTAACAACAACACCTGAAGAATTTCTTCCTGTTCTGATACACTTGTATACATGATACTCGTCTGTTATAACAAAGAATCTTGAATCGTAAAGATTGTTTGATGATGTTGCAGGAGAAGTGTTACTTGCACTATAGTCATGTGCATACTCATCGTACTTAGTACTTCCTGTTGAGTCCCAATCATATCTTGTCAACCCATGAGATACATCTGAAGAACCAACTTTCTTCAATGCTAACATATCAGAATATGAATCTATCTCTTCTCCAACTGCATTTGCAGGTGAAGGTGGGGATGTGTCATCTGCCCATGGATATGGACGACCTATGAATATATATGATGAAGAGGCACTCTCTCCAAAATCTTCTTTGAATTGTTTAGCATTATGGATTCTAAACTTTTCGGTAATAATTGCTGCCATTTTAATCTCCTACGATTATTTGTAATACTATTTATAACACTATGCAGACTTTATATATGCACTAAATGTTATATTTGTTCTTTTTCTTGCATGAGAGTCAAATTCACTCATGTAATGATTTGGGAAATAGGTGTCTAAGTCTGAAATTCGTAGCCCTTCGGGATTTGATTCTTCACTTAACACATTTCCAGTTCCATCTTCTAATAATAAGTCATCTGCATCAGTCTCATCTTTAAGATAATATGATATGTCATAAACTCGTTGTCCTGTAATTGTATTTAGGGTTCTATAAGTCGAACCAAAAGGCACAAAAGATGAGATACCACTTTCTGATAATCCTTCTTGCATAAATGCAGTTGAATCTTCACTTATTATTCTATCCCCATCTTCGAAGTATATGCCACCATCAATTTGTGTGTTTCTTTCTGAAACAAAATAACCCACATGGTGAACAGGAACACTTGCATCTTCTAAGTTAATTATATCCACTCCGTCTTCTGTAATGATTCTCTCACCTTCAGTTCCTTGGAAGTAAACATTTTCAGTTAACCTAGGTTCAAACTTCAGATAGTTTGGAATATCTTCTAATTCTATCAATGAACCATCTTCCATAAGTAGGGTCTCTTCACCTGCTTCCCATACTTGAAATATTTTACCTTTGTTTGATGGTCTTCTCTCCGTACTTCTAACTAGATATCCATTATCTGCAGAATCTAATGAAAGAACTGTAGGTATGCCATCATGTGAATGCATTCCGACTTGTGTTGTTCCAAGAGCATGGGACTGAATGATATTGATATTGAAATGTCTGTTTCTATGAGATGAGTCTCCATATTCAGTATAAGGTTCTGTTATTGAACCACCTGTTCTTGGGTCTGTTCCTACATTTGGAACACCTGCATCTTTTAGTTCTGCAATTGTAACTGGGTCTATTTCAGAAGATAGTGTATAAATCTCTATCTCTCTCATAGAGTTTGTGAATGGAGTTGGAACACCTAACACAGCATTTGTTGGTATAATAACTGTTGGTCTAAATCTTACTTGGTCTTCTACAGTTGTATCAATTGTATTTTTGATTGCAACCTCACCAAAGAAGATGTGTCCTGCAGGGTGAAGTAAATCCTTAACGATACCTCTCCACTTGTTAATTGACTCTCCAACCTTGACAACATATGAGTGAGTCTGATAGAATTTACCATCTTGAACTCTTGAAGCACTCGCATCTATCGTTCCATAATCTCCAACCATCTGTTCTTCGATTATACCCTCACCGTTAAATAGTCCTTGTCCATCAAACTTATTACTCTTCAATACTTTGAATGAATCAGTAGAGTTGAATGTAACAACTTCATTTTCAAAGAAATCTCCTTCTAAAGAAGTATATGTCAAGATGTGTCTATCAATATCATACGAAACAACCTTTGCTGTAGACCCTGATAGCACTCCTGTAAATGTTAAATCTCGTGTAAGTGTTGCACTAGGTGTACTGATAACCATTGGGTGATGTGATGATGTTGATACAACTCCGTTTGCATCAAACATATTACCTTGGTCTTGTATGTTGATAGAAGAGATACCACCAATAGTATCCGAGAATGCATACATCAATGCACCTGAACCACTTGTGATATTTACTTGTGTATTGTTTCTTTCTGTCTCTGAACTTCCACCTGTAATTAATTCTAAGTTTTGGAATGCACCAGTATCCGTTGGTAGTCTTTTAACTACTAGTCTTTTATTCTTTGTATCAATACTAGAAATAATACCAGTGGCATTTGAAGTTCCACCAGTTACACTCTCTCCAACTAAGAACCCTGATAGGTCATCGAAGTAAATGTATCCGCCTGGAAATACTTTAGGTATTGAAGTGTATTGACCACCTGAAGTAATTTTAATACTCTTAATTTCACCTGTTGCAGTTTCATGATTGATAATACTACCATCTTCATACACTATGTTATTAAACTCGGTGTATATGTTTAGTACTTGACCTGCATTTAGAGCAGACACTAAAGTTACTCTGTCATTTTTAGATGTGAACTCTGTAGTTCTAGTCATCTCTAAACCATCTACAAACACTTGTATTGCACTGTCGTTAAAAAATACTAAGTCTCCTTTATCGTCAACTACACTTGGCCCTCCAAATACTGTTTGTCCTGAAGTTGCAGTAAACTCCCATTCGGTAACTGCTGGTTTGTTTTGGTCTTTAGTTCCTTGTTCAAGTAGAATAGTGTCGTTGATTGAACCTATGATTGCTTCTCCACCGAAACCCTGTCCACCTTCAAATATTATTAAATCACCTGCAGAATAATCATCACCTGAATTTTCAATCAGGATTTCTGTAATTCCACCCTCATGTAAACCATTGACAACTGATAGACATTCTGTAGTGTCTGTATCTGCTTTACCACCAACAATGTTTATCTTATCGTTTAATGTATATAATGAACCGAAAGGTTTTGATTTTGTTTCATATAATAGTCCGTATCCATCTTCTAATAAGATATCTCCATTGTCATTATGTGCAACATAGGTAGAAGACCCAACTGTAATATCAGATATAATACCATTGACTGTTGCAGTAAGTGCTGTTATTCCATCTCTATCTAAAATAGTAACACTAGAACCTTTAGTAAATTCTCCTACATGATTGTTTATTATTTCTAATGAGTATAATCCTGTTTCTGAATTATCAGTATACACATTTTCAATAATTGCTTGTGCAACAATGGTTTTACCATCAAGTGCATATTGTGTTATCTTATCATTTGCTTCGGGTATTCCTGAAGTCATTGATATTCTCATTCTTCTTTGTTGAGAATAACCTGACTCACTTACATGAATCGTCTCATTGATTGGATATCTTATCTCGGCATCTTGTGCATACAAGAGTCTCATTAAGAATTGTAATGACTCACCAGTACCTTTCTTCTTATAAAGGTCTGTTATGTTTTTAATTGTTAGACGACTATTCTGTAAAGTTGCAAGGTCAATTGATGGCATGAAGTCTTTTTGGAAATACTGTAAGAACTCCTCTGTTGTTTCATCAATATCTGAATAGTCCAATAATCTGTTGTTTGCAAGTATAGAGTTCTCTTTATAAGAACCAACTGTTCCTGTTTGATTAGAATCTCTTCCAGTTACGAGTTCTCCTTTTGAAAACCCATTGCCAGAAACTGATTTTAGGTAAAGTACATTACCGTTGATAACTTCTACCTTTGCAACTGATTTACTTTTTGAACCAACAACATACTCCCCAATAGTAAAGGGGTCTGCACTTGCATTTCTATTTGTTGCAGTCTGTTCAAAAATAATTTTTGATGTGTCTTTATCGGGAGATGGTGAGACGGTAGCAGTTTCTAAAAAAATAGAACCCGTACCGTCTTCGTTTGCGATACCATCTAAATCGCCCTGTTCTGTTAAAGTTAATACTTCTGCTTCTAAGAATTCAAAATATGCTTTAAGAAATGATTCAAATGCAGGTGCTTCTGACTTCAAGTACTCGGGAAGTAATGAAGGAAGTCTGTATGAGAGTCTCTCCTTTAAAGTATGATTCTTAGACACTAGTTATTATCCTTATGTTATTGCAGGTCTTGATGCTGTTAATCCTGAATCAGCGATTACAAACCACTTAGTTCCTGACCAAAAACAAATAACTGCTTCACCAAGAGTTGAAAGAACGATTTGGTTTGAACCAGTCGCACTTGTACCCCATGAAGTTACAGTTATATTTGCAACGTATGAAGATGCAGGTTCAGTTGAAGCATAAATTACTTTTAACTGACCAACGTCTGTTCCGTTGTCTAATGTGAAAGCGACATCTGCTGATGCACCTGAAAGGTCGATTGCAGTTGCAAAAGAACTTGCAAGGTTACTTGCAGTTGCAGTCAATGTTGTGATATCGTCAACTGCTAAGTGAGTTGGGATGTTTTCAAACATTTGACCGATAGTCATTTTCTTGTTGACGGGTGTTCCGCCTGGGTTGTCTACAATATGTAGAAGGTCATCTGCACCGATATCAGAATCTGATACTTGTGTTAATGCACTTATTTTTTTATCTGCCATTTTAGTTTACTCCTATAAAAACCAAATTAATGGGATGCTACTCTAAGCACTGAACCTACAGTCTTAGACCACTTTATCCATAAATTAATATGTTGATGTAGATGTTGAAGAATATCCAACACCTGCACTACTTTCACCACTTGCGATGGTGTCTACTTCTGCCTTAACCGAGATATCAGAACTAGAGATATCAATTAAGATTCCTCTTGTCGCAACAACATCGTTACTGCTCGGTATTAAGGTAAAATCAATCGTACTATCTACATTCACTGTTGAAGTTATGTTGATGGCATTGACCGATAAAAGTCCTGTAGAATAATCTACTGTACCAGCAAAATTATCCGTATAAATTCTTGTTGCACCTGATAGATAGAATCTTCTCAAGTTTCCTGACCCATCATCGTCAAAGTATTGAATGTTGGTTGCATCACCTTGGGCATAAAATCCAGTTGTCGATGTTATCCCACCATTTTCTTTGTTGTAACCAGTTGTTGGATTATATAATCCGTTACCAGTTGTTAATGAGTATCCTATTAGTTGTGCTGCCTTTATTGCTAAACTCTTTTTCAATCTTATGTTTGTTGTATTAGAAAGAATAGAACCTTCACAATCATCAATATTTTTAATTAGATTTGAATGTCTGAATATAGAATCAAAGTTAGTTAAGTTATCTCTATCAAAATTATTAATTGTTAACTCTACCAATGTTTCTAACTCTCCTTGTGAAAGAGTTGTTGCTCTATCGTTATATTTAAATGTTGTTGAAATAAGAACCTTGACGATTTCTGCATCTACAATAACTGGTCTTACTGTCAACATATTTAGAGAGTTCAATTTACCTTTGATTGCAGTCTTCTCTGTATCTGATAAGTAATCAGAGTTTAATGGTTTGATAGCAAGAAATACTTTACCATATTCGGGTGGATTGTTGTCTTCACCACCCCATACTGCAACTGCATCTGCATTCGGGTAATACTCACTGACTTTTGCTTTGTAGTCATTCAGTGTTACCAGTCTGTTTTGTGAAGTGTAAAACTTTGTTGCTTTAAATTTGATTGACTCTATACTTTCTTTTTCTGCACCACCTGTAGAAACTGAAGTTGTCGTGATAGTAGAGTCGGTATATCCATTAATAGAACTTTCTAATACAAAGTCCCTTGAACCATCACAATGAATATCATCAACTATGATATAAGTAACAGTAATAACATCACCATCAAGTAATTGTTTACCTAATACACCATCTCCAAAATAGATTTCAACAAATGCATCTTCATTCTCTTGCACATAATATGCTTTAGAAGTTGTAGTGATATTAGATACATCTGTTGAAAGTGTATAAGTGTCTGATGTTCCAGCAGAGTTTACAGAAACATTGAGTTGTGTTCTGTCAACTCTTTCATTTGATAATACAAATTTTGGATTTGGTACTTGTCCATCAAACACAAATTGGTCTGTTGCATATGTTCCTTGTATAATAGGAACACTAGAGTAAGTGTATGTTGTTCCATTTTGTGATGGATTTATTGTATTGGGAACTACGAACTCATATGTCAATCCATCAAATACTGTAGATAGTCTAGTTCCTCTTGTCATTGCCATTTCACTAACTGTCGGGTAAGTTCCATCTGCATTTCTAACATTTTTTATTGAAACATCAACAATAGCACTAGATGCCTTTTCGGATGCAGGGACAAATCCTAAATCCTTTGCACGAGATACTACATTCTTTCTCATTTGTGCAGAGTCTAAAAATAACTCTGACCCTGCAATGTTTGTATTGATTGCACCAATATGTGATGAGTATGCAAGAAGGTCTACTAACACTGACATGGTTGAACCCTCAAAGTCATAATCCTTTAAATGGTCTTGTCCTTGTAGATAGGATTTAAGATTATCTGCTATGTTTTCGAAATCTAAATCAGTAATGTTTATTTGTGAACTCTTAATTGCCATTATCTTGCCCTTGTTATTTTGAAATCTACTTCTTGTTTTCTTTCTGTATTTTTAATAGTGTAAAAGACTTGCATGTTAACTGCATTTGTATCGGTATCTCCGACTCTTACTTGTATGTTGGAGATTCTAGGTTCAAATGTTTCTAACATGTCTACTATTCTTTTTTCAACCTTTCTTATCTTTCTTGCAGTATTCAATTCAAATAGTAAATCTCTTATAGAACCACCAAACCCTGGCTTGAATGGTCTCTCATAATTGTTTGTTAATATGATATTCTTAACTGACCTCTTAACTGCTTCGACATCACTTCTAGTTGTAACATCTCCAGTTATTGGATGTGCTTTGAAAAGTAAATCCAAGTCCCTATAATTGTTTTTGGTTGCAACTACCTTTGCATTGTTTACTACATCTATTGCCATAATACTATTTATACACTCTTAGGAACTGTTATGTCGATTGATTGAGGAAAACCTATAAGTTTTAACAAATCACAAAATGTTAAATTGATAAAATCAAATATCTTACCAAGTCCTATTGCTTTAAAGAACTTTTCTACAATTTCTGTCCACTCCAAGAGTAGTTTCTTCTTCCAGTTAATTTTAAAATCTCTAAAGTCTGAAATCATTTCGTTAATCTTATCATCTAAAGACTGAACACTTAACTCAATGTCTCCACCTGTAATATCAGAGAGACTAAACCCTGCTATGGATAGATTTTCAAGTTTCTTTTTGATATACTCTCTATAGTCTTTAGACCCCTTACCATACTTTGCTTCTGCTTCTGCCTTCCATTGATTGATTAATGCACCTAAATCAAAATCAAATATGTCGGGTATACTTGGAAGACCTAATGCATCCCATATCTCTTTAAACTTCTTTATGAGTTTCTCTCCTAACTTGAATAAAGAGTTAGACACCCAATCCATGATTTCACTTTTTAGATACTTCCATGTAACTTTTGCTTTCCACTCATCACATTCTATACCAAAGTCCCCGTCAAAACATTTATACTCATCGGGAATCAATGCATAAAACTCATCTACCTTTGCACCTATTTGGTCTTTGATATCTTTTTGTTCTTCTTTAGTTAAGATTTTAAGTACGTCTATTTCTATTCCTAAGATAGTAACCTCAAAGGATACTGGAATTATATCTCCTATCAGTTCCATAATCTTCACTGGAACATAGATATGAAACTCTTGTAACATTTCTTCTACAGCTTCTCTTGCTTCTTTGCCCCAATTACGAACTTTCCCTTTCTCCCAATAAGGAGAAGCAATATCTGCAAGTTTATCCATAAAACCTTCTACATCTTCTATGACCTTTTCTATATCCTTTTTTGCATCTTCTTCTATCTCGTCTGCATGTGTTACAAGATATACTTTTAGTTGACTGGGTATGTCTCCAATCTTTGCAATACTATTTGTTAAGTCTGCCTTAGATGGTAGATTAATAACTGTACCATCGGGACATGGAAATGTATTTGGTATTGTAGGTAAGGTTGTTGCCATTATGAGTTCAACTTAATAACTGTACCATCTAAACTTATTTGTGGTGCAACGACTGATAGGTTTCCTGTAGACTCTATTGCAGTTGTCTTTGCAACAGTAATCTTTGCATCTCCACCAACATCGAATGTTGCATCTCCAAGCACCTTAACATTTACTTTGCCACCGACATGCACTTCATCGTCTTTACACACTACAGTGTAATTGTCGTTTACGATTCGAGTTACCTGACTTCCATCAGGATGTATTTCATGGAATGTGCCTGAACGATGTTCTACTGCAATTCTTTCTGCATCTAGTGTATCATCAATCTCCAACACATGACCTGATTCAGATTCTAAAACTTTGTTGTAAGGATAAACTGGTTTTGCTTTTGATGGAATACCATTTGCACTACTAGTGTCTCTTGAAGTGTAATCACCCTCACCTCTTGCAAACTTGGATAGGTCTGACTCTTCTATGTATAATGGATACTTTGGAAGTTCGGTGACTGTTGGATTTGTAATTTTAGAACCTGTTCCATCATAATTGATTTCAAGGGTTTCAGGTTTAGTTGGTGCAGTGTCTAGTGCAGTGGTTAACCCAAACCCTCTTCTTGCATCTTGTTTTGGATTCGGCCCATCAGGTGTTTCTTCATAATCTGCAACGGTTAATTCTCTTGGGTCATTAAAACCTGTCTTAACTTTTCGTTCTATAAGTTTCTTATCAAGTCCTTCCTTATATCCTACTTGTGGAATACCTGCAGTTGAACCAAGGACTACTGGTTGTTGACACGTATCTCCATCTCTAAAGAAACCAAATACTGTAGAACCTTCCACAAGTCCGTGTTGTGTTCCAAAACCCGATAACCCTGCAGAGGTAGTCGGTAGTAACACTTGAGCCCATGGAAGGTCGGGTGTAGCAATAAGTTGTTTGTTTGCTGTATGGATACCATAACAACGAACTCTGACTCTACCAATCTTTAGAGGGTCTTGTCTGTCTTCAACTATACCATAAAAAGTTTTCATTATATACTCCTAGGAATTGTGTCTGTTACTTCTGCACTTTCTATATCCATTGCATAACTTTCTTTAACACATTCTAAATAACAAACACCTCTATTGTGAATAGGGTCTGCATTAATACATAAGTCTATTATTAAATATCTATTATCATTTAGGTTATCTTTCGTTGATTGCTTAGACTGTTGAGATTCAGGTTCAGGTATGTTTAACCTTATGATTTGACCAACTGTCAAATCTGTTCTTAAAGGTACGGTAACAACAATACGATGTTGTTGTAGTGTTTCTAATAATCCTTTCCTTTCTAGTACTGCATTATCTCTAATAACATCTGTTTGAAATGTTTCATTGTCTGATAGGTTTTCTGCATTGTCAAAGTCATGTGCATTACTACAGTCATAATACACTACACTTTCAAATGCTTTATTCATTGAGAGATGGTTTGTAAACTCTTTCGAATCTGCTGGGGTGAAATCGTCCTTTAGTACGTCTGCAGTATTTGTCTGTTCTTCAATGTTTGTTCTTATCAAAGGGAATCCTGAAACATGTTGTCCTCTTTTAAATGTTTCATCCATATCATATACAATATCAGATTCTAGTTTTCTTATAGGGTCATATACTTTCATTGATGATGCATATGCACCATTCAGAACACCTCTAAGTGTATCAAACTGAGCTGGTTTTTCTACATGCATAATTTCAGTGTTCAGACCACTGTAATCATTAATGTCCATATCTTTAGTTTTTATATTTGCATTTCTTGGTTTATATGAGAATACTAATGGGAACTCCATTGAGAACATTGTGTCTATACTTGTAAATCTAAATCCACCGTTGATTGTCTGAAAGAAGAACATACCATTTTTCCATGACTGTTCTCCTCCACCAACAGATGCTTCTGATACTATGTGGTCTGTAAGTTCTGCAACTGACCAATTAGGACATATGAATTGCATCTTATCAGGACTTGTCTCTTCCCACGACTCAATTTCATTTGGTTTAATGTTAACACCTTTAGGGTCTTGTAACACTTGATATAACATATCAGTATAAGAACCTCTTAAAGTTTGACTTATTCTAGTTGTCCTTGCAGAAAACATTCTTGGGTCGCAGAACTTTAATTGATATGTTAATGTATTATTCAATGGTCTCTGTATGTTAACAACTTTATAAATTCTAAATGTCTTCTCAATCGAAAACTCATTTGAAGATAAGTCTGCAACTCCTTCTTTTTGTCTCATACGAATTGTTAAACTTTCTTGACCTGTAAATTTAAAGTTCTTTAATAGATTGAGTCCGTCTAAAACAGAAACATCACCAGTTACAAATTTACTATAGATGGATTCATATAATCTAAGATTAATTGCTAAATCTGTAGATAAGTCTACTGACTCTTTTTCAGAGTTGACAATAGTTAAAGACTCTAATTGAAATTCACCTGATTGAAAATTACTCATTATGACATCACACGTTCAAATTCTGATACTACTCTTTTAATCCTTTCGGGTTTAATAATTTTTATGGTTCTTCTTGACTCATTCTTTGTCCACTCATCATCATAGTGGGAGACTTGATTCCAACCACTTCCACCATAATTTCTTTTGATGCCGTCTGCATTCTCATAATATGCAACATCATCTTTATGGTCTACTACAGACTGAACTGTGAATGACTTACCACTCCTAGAACCTGTTACAACATCTCCAGTTGAGAATACACCACTAACAGTAAGTCGTTTCTCAGCACCATCAACTTCTAATACATTACCACTATTACCTGTGTTAGATGTTATCTTTTCTCCAACAAGAAATTTAGAATCAGATGTTATGATATCAGATATTTCTGTTGCAGTAAGTGATTGACCCTCAAACATTTCTTTTATGTAATTGTTAAATGTTTCAGAGTCCATATGCCAATCATAATAGTTTTCTAATTCATTAACTAAGAAAAATGTCCAATGTAATTGTGAGTCTCCATAGAGTTTAGATGCTATTGCATCAGGTCTTTCTCCATCTAAGATTTCATATTTTGCATATTCAATATAACTATTGACCGACTCTCTTTCTATAATAGACTTTCTAAAGAAATCCTTTATAGTAATTATCTTACCAGTGTTTAAGGTGTATTGTATTTCGGGAAAATTACTAAAATATTTATTTGACATTATCCTCTCCCACTACCACTACTAATTTTAGGTTTTACTACATCTGCCTCATTAGAATAATCATCAACAATACTTGGCATTCCTTTAATTGATTTGTCTCCTAATGGAGAAATTTGTTGATAATTTTCTTGAGATAATATTTTGATTTCTACAAACTCTAATGACATTTTAGAAGAGATAGGTTGTCCACCCTCAAAGACTGCAAACTTTTGTCCATTGAAATGGTCTATGTCACACTTGGTACACACCATAGGTAAAAAACCATCTAAGACATTTCGTATCGGCCCTTCAAATTCTACATCAAATATGTTTGGATAGTTAAAGAAGTTCTCTACATCATTCTCATCACTAGACCCAAAGGTATCGGGCAACATAGCAGTTCTAAATGCATACATGATTTTATTAATCTCATCTGCTTCTTCTTGACTCTTCGGCCAGAACTCGTATTCAAATGCAAAACTTCTAAATGAAACTCCTTCCAGTGTTTGTTCTTGCATAGGATTGACTGCTCTACCATCTCTAAGGTTTCCTATACCACCAGTCAATTTATTCCCTAATGCATTCATTGCCTTTGCACCCATGGCTTTGATTGCTTCACCTGTTTCTCCAATGGTCTCACCGAAACCTTCTGCTTCTCGTATCTCATTGATTGTTCTAGAACCAAATCCAAAGTCCTGTCCACTAAAAGAAACTTGTGATGTTGATGATAATCCATCGGGAACATACAATGCAATTTCTACTCCAGTATCACCGTATATATTTTGAGCATTAGTTCCTTCTCGTTTTGCTCTAAGTCTTGTTGAGAAAACAATATAGTTATCCAAATCATCTTTCAGTGGATACTTTAACTCTTCTAATCCTCTATCGACATCGGGATGGTCTAATTTATATTTTGCTTTGTTCCCTGCAACACTTGCTTCAAGTGTTTTCCTTCGACTCTCTAATTGTCGTTTTGCCTTTTCTGCATTTTCTCCAAGTTTATCTAATGCAGAGGTGAAGTTTTTACTACTGAACTTACTTGCAATACCTTTGAAAGAATTGATAGCAGACTTCGCTTTATTGATTTTTGAAATTAGTTTGTCGATAGATGCCATTGAGAATCTCTATAAATAGTATTAAATTAATTATGTACACTTCTATTTATGCAACATAAGGGTAGGTTCAAACCGAAGAACTATAAAAAGTATAAAGGAGATTCTACAAAAATCTTCTATAGGTCGTCATGGGAAAGAAACTTCATGATATATTGTGATAAGTCCCCAGCAATTTTAGAATGGAATAGTGAAGAAATAGTGATTCCTTACATATCACCACTTGATAAAAGAGTACATAGATACTTTCCCGACTTCTTTATCAAGTATAAAAGTGCAACGGGAAAGATTATGAGAGAAATAATCGAAGTCAAACCTAAAAGACAGACGATGCCACCCAAACCCCAACAAAGAAAAACTAAGAAGTATCTAAATGAGATTACCACTTATGCAGTCAACGAAGCAAAGTTCAAAGCAGCAGACCAGTATTGTAAAGATAGAAAGTATAAATTTCGTATTTTAACTGAAGACGATTTAACCTAAAGACATAAATAGAAGTATGGGAATCTTTACTGACGTACTATTATCTAAACCTGCAGACATAGAGTCTAATTCCAAAGAAGGAATAGAATGGTTTAAGGAAGCACTTCAGAAAATGAGTAGGTCTAAGTTAAAGAACATAAACTTACTTAGCGAAGAAACTGAAACTGATAATGTAAGAGATGATATCATAGGACACATGTATATGTTTGTATATGATGCATTGTATAAAGACGTTCTACCGTATTACGATAGATTTCCTTTAGTGATTCCAATGGATTTTACTAACAATGGTTTTATAGGGTTGAACTTACATTACATTGCACCCAAGTACAGAGCAATACTATTGGAAGAACTCTTCACCTTAATTAGTGATGAAGAATTAGATAGTGAAACACGATTTAAATTATCGTATGGTCTAATCAGTAAAGTATCGAGGTTCAAGTATGGGAAACCTTGTGTAAAAAGATACCTAACATCCCATATTGACGGACAACTAGAAAGAGTTCTACCCATACATTGGAGTTTGGTTTCACAATTACCAAGTGCAAGATTTGGAAAGGGTACGAATACGTTAACAGTTTACAAAGACAGTAGGAAACAATTTTAATGGGAACATCAATAGATAAATTCAAGTTCAACTTTGACCAAGGTGCAAGAAGCAATAGATTCTCTGTTGATATTCATTGTCCTAAACTCGGTTTCTCCTTAGAGGGTATACGAGTAGAAAGTTGTTCATTGCCAGGCAGACAAT